CTACCATATTCTTCAAACAACATGAGAATATAAACTAGACTCTCAAAGTAATTTGAGTTAGCCATAATCTCCATTGCCAATACAGTATTATCTGTGTCACCACTATTAAACATCCCGCAGAGTGTAGTGTACATAGTCTCATCTATAGTAACAGCATCTGTACCATTGATATACTTAAGCAAAGAATCTTCATGATAAATATCTGCACCTTGATAAGACTTGTATTCTTCTACACGGTCTGCTTTGATATAGTAAAAAGGATTACTACCCAGAGCATCTTCATTAGATAAAGGATTAGGTACGGCAGCATCAGTTAGTAGTCTTGCTGAACTATAACTATCTATTACAACATATTCATTTTGGTAGAACTCTAAAGCATCTCTTACCTTTTGTAGATAATAAGTATCAATGTTTACATCAGGCTCTAAGGCTTCCATGAAGTTCTTGAAACCTTCTGTTGTTACTTTATAAGACCAACTATAATCACATAGGGCATCATCAGTCTTATGACCAATGATAACCTTATCAGCTTGATCTATATCTCTGACAGACTTAGCACCAAACTCATTATAGATATTCTTTAGTTTTACTCTTGGTATAGTAACTCCAGTAGCAAAGAATAACTTATCACCTTGCTGAAGATCACATACACGCTTAGCCTCAAACTTTTTAACACCATCATAGGTACCGTCTACAGCATCTATATTAACTGAAATCTTATAGTCTTCATGTTTCTTTGAATGCCAAAAGCTGCCATCTTCCAGATCAATACTGAATTTTAAAAATGTTTCCATGTTTAATTAAATTAGATAAGGCGAGTATTATCCCGCCTTATCATTGTTTTGAATTAGTAAGAAGTTCCTTTTAGAGGGGAACTGTTTTACGCTTGTTTTACTTGACAGCCATCTTGACTACCGCGCTGTTCATCATTAGTTTTTGCCATTTGGCTTTATTTCCATTGACAATCTCCTTAACCATGAAATACTTCAAGTCATCAGAGAATGAATCACAGTCTGTAAGTAGTTTAATCACACGGTTAATCATTGCATCTGGAACTGCTTTATCTTGTGAATGCACCAAACAAAAGTTGATCAAACGCGTAGCCATCACACTAGAGATATCAGCACGGAAGTTATCTCCTGTACCAATTACAGAGTTCAACTGACCAATAACATAAGCCTCATTAGGATTGTTAATCACGTCACTTGGTGCAATGATTCTATCCATCTGATTATTAATGAACATAGTGAACAAAGATGATACTTCTGGACCTACAGAACCTTCACCAATCATTTGAATAACTGGTAACTCATCCTCAAACTTAGTAATAGAGCTGATAGAGTTAAAGAAGGTAGTAATAGCTCTTGGATTAACAGAAGTAGTTACTATCTCAGGATTCATCAACAAGAAGTTGATACATCTACCGTCAATACCAACAGACTCTGCCCAACGTGCCCATACTTTCTCACAGAATTTTACCTCAGTAGAGATAAATCTGGTCTTCTGAGCAATGTCAAGACTGGTTACATTATAGTCACCATTGTCTGGATTAGTAGTCAGGACGATATGCCAGTTCTTTGGTAGCTTCCATGAGATATACTCTTGGCGGTCTATTAACTCCATAGTGGCTTGCATAAATCTTTGGTCTGCACGAGTGTAGTCATCAAGGATTAGGAAACCACCTTCTTGTTGACCCTGAATCCATTCAGGAGCAGCATGAGACATTCTACTTTGACTAGTAGGTCTAAATCCATTCTTGACATATGTCTCAAGTAAAGTTTCTTGAACCCATTTCTTTGCACCTTCTTTATTCTCAATCTCAAATTCTTTGAATGGAAAACCTACAAGGTCACCCAACTCTTCTATCTGGCTCAAGTTTAGCTTAATTACAGCCATATCCATCTCAACAGCGAGCTGCATTAGGGAAGAAGTCTTACCCAAACCTGCATCACCCTCAATATTTACAGCTACAGGAACTTTACCCTGAGCTTGAATGAACTGGTTATTTCTAACCATGTGTCCCAAAAATCCTTTTAATTCATCAATGTTCAATTGTACTTGGCTCATAACTTTTCTTTTTAGAGTTCTAACTTAATCACTTTGCCCGGAAGGCTATCATTCATACTTGACCGTTCAGACAGCACCCATAATATTGGTGCTTTTGGTTGCACAGATGAGTTGCACTCACCATCTGTAAAATACACAAGACTTGTATACTTTCTCAGATTTGCATTATAATATTCTAGGACGGGATCAAATTCAGTCCCACCTCTTCCATGAACTGTAAGATCTTTCTTGGGATCAAACGGTTCAATAGATTTAATTGTTGTATCACACTGGATAATAGTAACGTCAACCCCACACTTATGAATATGATAAATCTCACCCATAAACTCTTTGAGTTCAGTGTCACTTACAGAACCTGAAGTATCAATAGCCAACAACATGTGTTGTCTCATCTTAATCTTCAGACCTGGATTGTCAGAATATCTTCTATTCTCTTTTCTTCTAAGCTTCTTTGTAAAAACTTTAGTAGATGTACCTGTGAATCTTCTGACATAACCACGCCAGTCAAACTTAGGCTTTTCCAAATTTTGAAGTTTGTCAAGTAGCTGTTGGATATTACCCGGTATAGTACCTCTCTTCTTTACAGTTTGTTCTGCAGCATTAGTAAGAATTCTTTGAACTTGTTGTTCAATCAACTTTTGCTCTGCTTCAGATAAATCTTCAAATTCTTCCCATGTAGCATGTTCTGGAATCTCTACTTCTTTATCACCGCCAGGACCACCTATAACTACGGTACATTGTCCTTGTTCTAGACCATCCAGTAGTTTATCCATATTAGGAGAACCACATGTACCATTCTGTTTTTTCTCTTCCTGAGCTTGTTTAAGCTTGTCATAATAATAACGGCAACCAGCTTTAAGGTCAAGATTCATGTCATCATAGTCTTTGATGTCAATACCACCTTCAGGTAAATATTCATCATCAATGTACTGATTGATCTCCATGTCCATAGCTATGTTTGCCATCTTGTGATCCGGAAACTTAAATACTTGACTCAAGTGGAAGAAAGCAATGTGCAATAGCTCATGCTTTAGTAAACCTATGTGATGTGCTTCTGGTAATTTCTCCCAGAAATCTTCATTGATAGCAAGTTGGTAGTTAATACCATTCTTACTTACGCCTGCCGTTGGAACTCTATTAGTCCAAATCTTGTTTAGCATAATCAGAAAGAAACCATAGAAGGGTTCTTTCCACATTAGCTCTTTGCTGGCTTTACCCAGTGAATCATGTTTACTCATTTCTTTAGATTTATGTTAATCTCTAAACTCTCTACGGGGTAACCCATAGTTCCTAACATCCGAGTTAATTCAGCTACATGTCCTTCTAAGAACAGCTCAATAATCTCAGGCTTAGTTTTCTTTTCAATCATAATTGTCAGACCCTTACCATAAGTAAGAGGCTCATTCATATTTACAAACTTGTCCAGAATTTTGTAAGACTTCGGAGCATGATTTTCCCAAGCAGCCTTATCATATTTACTAAACTTGTAGAAATAAATAAGATATCCAATTTCTTTTGTACTAAATGTGTGAGCATCAATAGCCTGGAAAGCTATAGTCATGTTGTCTTGATCTTCTGACTGTAACATCTTTAAGATATTACTTGCTTCTTGTCTGTTTAAAATCATATCTCTTCTGTTTTATTTAATAAATTACCACTATGAATACTAGTATCTGTTTCAGTAATATAAATAGTATTGACAATCCTATATTTACCAGAAGGTACTAATATTGATACAGCACCATAACCACCATCATCTTTCCACCAATTTGGAATGTCACGTGAATATAAAAGAATACTCATAACAAAATCATGAAGTGTATCGTAAGTGTCAATGTCTATATCCTGTAAATGCAAAGCAGAAGGTGAATAAGTAGTTATACTATCAAGTTCATTAATAGCACGATTATCATCTTCACTTAATTTGTTTTTAGTGTATACAATGTCATCAATCTGATTATCATCTCCACCACCTGAATATGTCACTAGAATACCAGTAATACCATGATCAGCTAACTGAAGTAGAACAGCTGTTGTTTCCATTTCTGTCATACTTATCTTGAAATTATGTGATTTACAACTCTTCCCCAATATTCCCAACGGTCCATAGGAGCAAGAGCTTTAGCAGCATGAGCAGAGTTCAATGCTTCTTTCTTAGCTTTTTCTGGGCCGTGAAGTTTTAGTGAATTGTTATACAATTCATCTGCTTTTTCTTTTGAACGCATATTACTTTGTTTTGTAAAACCTACCTAAGATATTCCCATTAAGGAATCCTTCTTTCTCAAGCACCTCATATTGAAACTGGTGCTTTACTTCTTGGTATGTAAGCTCTGTGGCTGAATAACATATCCTGAGAATCTCTCTCTTGATTTGTACTTCTGCTTTGTGAGCATCTTTGAGAATCTTATTACTGCTGTAATATCTCATGAAATCTGGTTTAAGTTCCCGCGTATACTTCTTGAGCCTTTTATCAGTGCTCATAGCCAATGCTTTCTTACCCATCTTCTTTTTGATATTAGCAAAAAAGTTCTTCTTACCAATATATGCAACTGACTTACCATCTATAATGGCAGTCATCATGTAGATAAAACCTACACCGCCTTCTGGGATGCAGAATTCATCAAACTCTTTACCTTGAAATGTCCAACTCATCTAATAAAGATACTAATTTTTCCTTGACTTTAATAAGACCATGAGCCTTGACTGAATCAGATAAATCCTTCTCCATATCAAGCACTACATAGCTAACTCCATAGTTTTCCTGATACTTCTTAGCTGCTGCTATACCCGGTTCATCATTGTCAAACAAGACGATCACCTTACCAAATCTTTGCTTCAATATGTGCATACCAGTTTTAGTAATCATACTGTTCTCACTGTCAGGAGCAATTGATTGATAACCTTTTATTCCAAGTTTCCTAAATGCCATTAAATCTTTGAGAGATGAAGTAATAATCAAAGCATCACAACTGCTAGAGGTTAACTGATCAGAACCCTGTGTATAATTCTCAACCTTGATGAACTTCTTCTCTGGATTCTTGGGCATGTAGATCTTGTACAGAGAACCATCTTCCCGGAAATAACCATAGACATACTTTCTATTAAAGGTCATAGAAGTTACAGTACCATCTAGTTCTGTCTTCTCCATAGTGAAGAACTCTAACGGTGATACATTATAGTGCTCTAATAACTTAGAACCTATCTTGTAACTCATCCAATAGGCCTCATCTAGATTAGTCCAGTGTCTGATCTCATAGTCAGTAACCTTAAACTTATCATGAAACTGATGCTCTGTAGTTGCAGTAATGTTATTATCCTTGAGATAGGCAGCATAATCAGCCACAATCTTATTGACTGTATGAGCAAATGTTCCAAGATTAAACAAGCATGTTACTAAATGAATTGCATCACCCTGATGACCTGAAGAGAAATCTTTAAACTTGTACTGTCCACTCATGGTGTCAAAATAGACAAACATGGATGGTACTTTGTCACTAGAATTAAATGCAGATAGGATCTTTACATCTTGGCCTGTGAGTCTTTCCTTGAGATTCAGATAATACTCAAATATCCATTCTCTTGGTACATCTTCTATACCCCCGATAATTGTTCTTGTAGATATCATAATTTGTAAATTTAATAGAAAAGGGGAACCCGTAGACTCCCCTTTAACTATAAGCTGTTATGCTTAGTCAAGACTGAAGTCTGAAGATGATCTACTTGGAATATCCAAATCATCATCACCGAATCCCACAACGGGTTTTACTTCTAGTTTCTTAAGATGATCTACCTCATTGTAAGGTATTACCTTAGAGCCTTTAGCTGCATAGGCATAACCATCTTTAGAACCTTTTGGCAACCACATATCGTAATTAGTGTAACCAGTTTTACCTTCATACTCTTTACCAGCAATACAGAACTCAAGATACTTATCTTTAAAAGGAGCAGTAGCATTGAATGCATTTACAAACTCCTGAATTGTGTCATGCTTATTATCCTGAGCCAAGAACCAATCATTGATTCCCAAAGTCTTACATAAGTTCTGCAAGAACATCATGATAGATCTATCTCTCTGAATCTTGATACCTGACTTAGTCTCACCATCAGCAAATGCATATTGGCTAGCCTTAACTCTACCAATCTGACCTGCATAGTGACCTTTGCTTGCATCATCTTTGTCAATCATAAATCCTTCAAACCCTTCAATAGGTTCAGTCTCCATGTTCATCATGAGATGTACTGCATCTGGAATGAATTTGAAATCTTCTAAATACACACTGTTAATTTGCAGTGCGTGGTTTCCCGGTGCAAATGTTTTAGGTAGTCCTCCACCTTCTTTGCCCAAATCTGTTGTGCTTAAAGCCATCTTTCTTTGTTTTATTTGTTAATAAATACCTTGTCCCAAGTTGTCTTAAGGACTCCGTCAATCATCTCTGTTATTACTATCTCCTCATTTCTAAGATGCTCTGGTCTTGCACCACAAGTGACTTCATCATTGGTCTTGAATGTAAGAATGGTCTTGTTACCTTTTCTATACATGTAACCAATAGCATCAGCCTGTGCACAAATCATAGATTTAATCTTACCAGTTAAGTCAATGTTGGCAGACATAACTAGTTCACCTTTATCATCAACTTGTTTGTCTTTGATATGACCTGATAAGATAATTGTGGGCGCTAATGTATCAATAAAATCCAATACTTGGAAGAATGCTTGACGGATATATAAATATCCTGCACCATTAGCTAAAGTAATTACAGTATCACCATCAAAGTTCTTACCCATTGCTGTCTGTCTGTAGAGTTTGATAGCCAATGGCATAATCATTTCCTCTAATGCAGTTACAGTATCTATGGTAACATAATCATATGGTCTTCCTGCTTCCTTAATAGCTTTACCGGCATCTAGCAGTTCTTGAAGAGTAGTGATCTTGATCTTCAGAGCATCAATGTAATCAGTTCCGTTTTCTAAATCAAAAATCAGATTGTTTTCAAGACCAGCATACGCTGTGGTTTTACCAGTCTTTGGCTTAGAATAAATTAATATTCTCTTAGGGTTCACTCTGTCCCCCTTAATTTTTACAGTTGGCAATACTATTCCCATGACTTAAGAATTAATGATGTCATTTAACCATTTCTTGTTACTTACCGGCTTTTTAAGCATGATAGCTGCAAGATCTCTCATTGTAATTTGACTCAACGGAGCATCTAGATCTGGATCCATGATCTCATCAAAGTCTGGGAACTCACTTACCTCTACTGCTTGTTCCATTTCAATCTTAATCAACTCTGATACAGGGACAAGATATCTGAAATGACCATTAGCTGCTGGTTCAGTCTTCTCATACTCTTCATCATAGTGAGGATTAAATCTCCACTTGTAAAGAGTTCTGGTAGGATCTTCAGGGTCTAGGTCAATACTTGTAAACTCAGTATAGATATCCTTGCCTTTCTTAAGTTCACTAAGAAAGAATCCAATATGCTGCTCTGACATAAATTTAGGCACATAAGCACACTTGGGGATGAATACTGGGTTGTCTTCACCTAGTAACTTGAATTTCCATTCATGAAACGCATACAGTTCCTCAGTCTTTTCTTGCCTGTTGATTGTAGGTTTTGTTGTTAAACTCATAATTTACTATTTTGTTGTTAGTCTTTTCTCCTGTTGTGGAGGTGTAATCATCTCTGCAATCATCATCTTCTCAAACTCTGCCTTGAAGAAACATAATCCAGTCTCACCATTTCTTGATTTAAGAAAGTGTAATACTAAGATCTTGTCATCATCAATTACATACCTATCAGGTCCATAGAATCTAATTTTCTGTTTACCAGGTCTATTAATTCCTATGACAGTATCAGCATGCTGCAGAATTGCATCAGAACCAAATATATCAGACTCAAGCACGTAATTACCATATTTGCCATCTTCACTTCTCTCTGGGTTGTCAATATTTCTATTGAGCTGACTCAAGAGTACAAATGCTACCGGCCACTGTCTTTTAAGAGATGTAATTGCTTCACCTAGATTTGCTAGCATGTCCTGCTTAGACTTTTCCGTAGGTCCGTTCTTAAATAGTACAGAGTGATCTATAGTAATCAGAGCTTTTGTAAAAATCAGATTTCCTTCAGAATCATAGTGTGCATGGTCCATCATGTATTCCCCTATAATTTGCTTGAACTCTTCTACGGTACAAGGCCTTTCTACTACGTCTATGGGATACTTTATTTTGGCTTTTGCGTAATCATAACATTTTTGTAAATCATCACCTGAAAGTTTTCCGTCAGCACTACATAAGTACTTGTAAGATCTACCAATCACACTGGAATACTCACGTATTGCAGAAGTTCTTGCTAGCATCTCAAATTGGAATTGCAGGACTCTAAAGTTCTCACCGGGGTTAAGAGGAAAGGACTCTCTTACAATTTGTTCTGCAATAAGAGTCTTACCACTGGCAGGCCTACCGGCAATCACAGTGAAGGTATTCCACTCTAATCCATCTGTAGTTGCATTATTAAACTTTGCCCATGGTGTTCTGAGACTTTTAATCTCACCTTTCATTCTACCCTGTAGATATCTCAGAGATTCCTGAAAACCTTCACGTTGACTGTTCCACTTTTTCTTTGGACCAGCCTTTTCTTTGTTATCCATATTTACCTGTTTATTTCCTTCTGCTTGACAATGTCATAGAGTACATGTAATACTGTTATGACAACTTCAATACTGAAGTATTGCCAAAAGGTCACTGGGATTATAAATAGATCAACTACTTTGTACCCAATGAGTGATCCCATTAATGCTATAATGAAGATCTTTAATTTGTAGTCTATCAAAATACTTTCTCACTAAAATGTGTGTCATCAATTCCTGTATCACCGTTAATAATCATATCACAATAATTTGCTAACTCTGAATCATATGTTTTATCAGGCATTTGTTTGCGGATAAAGTACTGAGAAGTTCTCATGTACTTGTAACCTTGTCTTTCATACTGATCTAAATACAACTTTGTTGCATCAAATATTGTTTCCCAAGTGTAACTATGACTCTCAAAAAACCACTTGAAATTACTTTCTAAGTTCTTCTTATCTGCTCTTGCATATTTACCGCTGGGAAGCTTAAATTTAGGAAAAAGTTCCAAATAAGCCTCAATATTTGTCATGAAATTATCACCCATAACGGCTTTTGCAGTCTTCTTTTTGCTACTCTTAAAGTAACCATCTATATCTTGAATAAGCACGACTGCTTTTACTGTGAGGGCACCCTCTGGTGTTAACCATTCATCAGTAATCAGTCTCATTTTCTCAACAGCAATATTTAATTTAACTGCAGGTACACAGTTCTCTCTTTTCATCCAAAGCAAATAAAATTGATTGGGTGAAAGACCATTTTTAACTAGTTTGTTGAATATCTCATCCATTACCACTCAATATCAAAGTTATTATTCTTCTTAAGTAGATCTTTGATCTCTACAAATACATTCTTGCTATCCCACTCTTTGCTACCAGTATAGCTTGCTGCTGCTGGGTGAGTCACAAAGAACTTATAATTGTTATCATTTACACAATCAGCCCACTCTTCCGCTTTTTTGCCTAGATAGACATAAATCAGCCCTGGGCAATGCCAAGTAAGCCAGTCAAACAAATATGCAGAGAAGGGCTTCCAAATTAAGTAATGTTGACCTATCTTACCTACATTAGTTGTCAAAGCCGTATTAAACATTAGTACACCTTGATTTGCCCATCTTGTAAGATCTTTATCTACGGATACTGGTGCACTATTATATACGGACTTGTTGACTGCATTTAACAGGTACTTCAAACTTGGTTGCATATCTTCTGTCTGACTAAGACTAAATGATATACCATCAGCATGACCTAATCCAGGGTACGGATCCTGTCCAATAATTACAACTTTGATATCAGTATAAGGACACTCTTCAAATGCCCGGAACCAATTTTTCATAGTAGGAGTAAACCTTTTACCATCTTTGGCTTGCTTAGCCAACTCTACTATAATGTTATCAAAGTCTCTGCTGTATATGAATCCCCTTAATACTCTAGCCCAACCTGATGGTTCAAGTTTAGCCATAATTTTCTCTTTTATTTCCTCAATGTCTAGTTTCTGATTCATATTTTCTATATTTGTGTTATGGCACTTAAAGTTAAAGAACTCAAAGATGATGCGCTTATTGATGTAAAAGTCAATAAGGGCTTTTACATGATGTTAAAGGGAAATCTCTATTACTTATTTAATCAAATGACTGATGTTAAGAAAAGAGAAGAATCCCTTAAGAATGTCATGAATAAGAAGTATGAAGAAATGGATGCTTTTGAAAGATCTTTTTACACTATTACCCTTATCCTAGCTGAAATTGAGCGTGTAGCTGCTGAAGAAAATCTTTTTAAAGAAAACACTCTTCTTGAACCTGAAGATGATGGTTATGTAGCACCTACTGAAGAATAATATTATTCTGTCTTGCTACATCATTACAAGCTTCAATAGCTAAGGTTATCTCAAGTAAACTGCAATCAGCAAATGATTTGCATACTATCTTTCTCTCACCTTCATCTTCTACTTCATAGCATAATCCGGCTTTCTCTTTAATGATCAGTTTCATGTCATCAAATGGAAAACCCAATTCACCGGCAAGTTCTCTTATACAAGCATGAACTTTACTTATTTGGGCAGGAGATGTTCCCCTACCCTTAAGACATACAAAAATCTCTACTTCTTCACCGTCCTTGATCTTAGCAATGAACTGATCATATAAGAGCTTATCTTTCCCATTAGAGTAACTCAACTTAGAATTACTCTTTACTAATGTTCCTATAAACATACTGATTACTTTTTCTGTTTATCCCACTTTCCAAAGAGTGCAATTAACATCTGCACATCTTCTAAGTCCTTGATAACTATGCCAGACTCATAGCAGTAAACTTTCCACTGATCATTATTAATCTCATCACTTGCGTCACTCATCAGGACAAAGTCAGGATTGAATTCAAGTTGATAAAAGTAATAGTCAGTTTGATCTCCTGTTTCTTCTACATGTTGGTCTATTCTTTCAAAACCTTCAGCTATAAGTTCTTGTTCTTTCATAATTTATCAAGTTTTTCACCTCTGACTATGAGAGTTGGATATTTGCTGATGACTTCTCTGAATTCTGGAGATACATCTTCACCATAAGGCTTCCACTGACCATGTTGCTTGATTCTTTGCTTTCTAAAGTTATCAATGGCTAGTAAACCTATATAAAGATTGTCTTCATCTTCAGAGCCACACATCTTAGCAATGTTCTCTCTTTCCTCTTCAGTAATCTGTTGTAATGCAACCAACAAGTTCATCTCAAAAGCCAACATAAAGGCTTTGTAGTTCCCTTGTTTAGTACCTCTGTGGTACATATACCAAAGATAATTAAAATTTCTGTCCACTGCAGAAGTCATATTGAAATGCTCTTCTATAATTTTCTTGCATAATTTATTACGCAACTGGACAGTTTTATTACCTGGTTTTTCTACTGCAAAATCATCTTCTAAAATCATATACTAATGGTTTACTCTTCAACTTCAATAACTTTCATGCCTTCTTTGCGTTCTACTTTAGGCATAATTACAAGACCATCTAAGATGATCTTATCTAAAATCTGTGTGTGCTGGGTGATTAACACTGATTCTACACCTCCTTTAGCTACAGCAGCAAGGATAGCAATCTCAATATCAGTTTCTGGAATAAGAACAATCTTAGTTGTCCCATTCATTAAAATCTCTACTTTCATAATCAATAAACTAATTGTAAAACAATAACTATACTCATACAACATATTATAATGCCAATTGATACTCCTACATAGAAGCCTTCCCAAAATCTGTCTCTTACTCTCATACTTATTTATTTAGTGATCCCAATAGGAGTCGAACCTATAACCCCTGCCTTAGAAGGGCAGTGCTCTATCCAATTGAGCTATGGGACCATGTGTCACTAGACGTAGTGACCACCTTACCTACCTAACTAAACTATTTATACGCGCTTATGAAATAAGCAGTACTCATGACAGGACTTGAACCTGTGATAGACGCTCCTTAGAGTCCGCTATCTTAGCACCATTTTGCTACATGAGTAACCTATCTGGGGTTGCAGACAGATATTATAATTCTATTGTAATAATTAAACCCTTAACTTTTGCAACTATCAAATCATTCTTGTCAATCAGGATCTCAGCTTCTACTGTAGTTTCTCCATCATGAACTGTAATCTTCATAGGCTCCTGTATTTCATCATACTCAAACATAGATGTATATCCTTCTGGATTTTGCATCTTATGCATAAGATCATCTACAAAGCTAAAACTTTTTGTGTAATCAGGTTCTTTGTCAATATCTGTGTCTGATCCTAGGTCTACTGGAGCTTCTAACTCTCCCGGTTCAGGCAGTAATGACCATATTGATAATGGTTTCCCACGCATCTTATTATGATACATGCCCATACATGCTCCCTTAGATCTACCTAATTTAGTTGAAGCAAACTCTGCTGCCTCTGATTGATTTTTGCCTGCATTAAATGCAGTACTCATAAGATGTGCTAATAATGCCATCTCTTCTTTTGACCATGACTGGTACTTAATCTTTTGTTCTTCCATCTTGTTTTGATTTTCTTGTTTCTATATAATCAATTACAAATCCTATGGCTACTATAAGATTCATTCCTACAGAAGCCAGTATTTCATAGATATCCTCATAGACATTAACACTCAAGTGTATATGTCCTACTACCCAGAACGGCATAGATAAGTTTTGACTTATCCATACCACCAGATATTTGAGGAAATGTTTCACTACTGTTTACTCATGAAATTAAATGCAGCTGTACTACCGGTCATCTTAAACTCAAATACTTCAGTATCACAGTAGGATTCATTAACCCTAATCTTAACTGATATAGCATTCTTAAAGTCTTCAATGAATCCTGGTAAAGCACACATG